TCAAAACCGGCACAACAACGGCGACGATAACCACGGATCGGGATCACGGATTGGCCTTGGCGGACCCCGTTGTTGTATATGGTATTCGGGACCAAGCCGCCACAGCATTCCCTAATTTGGTTACTGCAACTGCTGTTGCATCTATCGTCAGCCCGACATCTTTCACAATTGTGATTGGTACGGCGTCTACCGTGACCAGTTATGGCGGATACGTGGCGCGCGTTAACGGTGGCAATCTAATGTCCGCTTTGGGTGCTGTCGGCCAAGCGGCCAATGCTGCGGTACTTTCTACGCTGGCTGACGGAACCCGGCAACTGGTATTGACAGGAAACACCACTTGGACGGCCCCCGCGATCATCTCCGGCGATACGTTGGAACTGGTCGGATGCCGCAATAATGTGGATGGGGCAACACTGGGTATCGACGGGGCTTGGAAGGTTGCAAACGCAGCTACCACAGCACTAACTTTGGTCCTGCCCTACGCGAATAGCATGACGCTTCCGGCTGATTTTGCAGTGACGGATTGTGGTGGCGGGTTGATTAAGCGCACTGAGTTGCGCATTAGCTATGTGCGTATTTTTGACTACGAGCGCGAACGTGTTGAGTTGCTGACCCGACCCACTAACGACGTGCAAGGGTCTGTGCCAGTGCAGGTTACAGGGGGCAGTATTGCCGTAGCGTCAGGTGTTCTCAATACGGTTACTACGGTCACGGCCGTTACCACTGCCGGTACACCACTCGCACCAGCAACTCCGTACTTTGTAAACAGCTTGGCATCAACCAACGGAGCCTTGATTCTCACGGGTACCAGCGGCTTGCAAGCTCTTTATGCAACCAACATCGGCGCAACTGCCGCGTTTGTGAAGCTGTACAACAAAGCCACAGCGCCGACCGTTGGTACGGATGTGCCAGAAATGGTTATTCCGGTTCCCGCAGCAGTGGCCGGTGTTCCAGGAGCAGTAAATATCTCCCCCGGGTTCAACGGCTATCGATTCCCGCTGGGTCTTGGTATCGCCATCACGGGTGCTGTTGCCGACTCGGACACTACGGCAGTTGCTGCGGGCCAAGTCAAAGTCAAACTGTCTCGCACCGTTTAAGGAGATGTGATGGCCGCTTATGAAATATTGAGCAGGCAAGACCCGTACTTTATAGTGCGGGTCCTTTTTGCCGAGTTAGTGTTTGAGCAATTGCTCTTTTCAATGAAGACGGGCGCGGCGCTGGATGCGTGCCTAAAAAGCTATGCCGATGCATATGAAACCGATTGGTTTCTGTTGCAAGACATTATTAATGTTAATTAATATATTAATAATCAAATAAGGAGAAAACATGGGATGGACTAAGCGCCAATTTATTGAGCAGGCATTTGATGAAATTGGCCTTGCATCCTATGTTTTTGACTTGACGCCAGAACAATTGCAATCTGCGCTGCGTCGCTTGGACACCATGATTGCAGCATGGAATGCATTGGGAATCCGTCTTGGATATCCTTTGCCGTCCAGTCCGCAAGACAGTGACCTGGACGAGCAGACCAACGTTCCCGACAGCTCCAACGAGGCCATCTACACCAATCTGGCCATCAAGCTGGCTCCGAGCTACGGCAAGCAGGTGATGCCAGATACCAAGGCCACGGCCAAAGAGTCGTACAACACGCTCCTGTCACGCGCAGCCATGCCAGTGCAGCAACAACTGCCCAGCACCATGCCAGCAGGCGCAGGCAACAAGCCTTGGCGCGTCTACGACAACCCCTTCATCCGTCCGCCCATCGATCCAGTCCTGGCCGGTCAAGATGGCCCCATCGAATTCAACTGAGGAACCAACATGCCCACCATCAACCAACTATCTGGCATCAGCCAAGTCTCTGGCGGCGACCTACTGCCGGTCTACGTTTCCAACAACGGCGACGCACGCAAGGTCTCAATCAGCCAGCTCTTGCAATACTTCCAGCAGACATTCGCAGCCCCCACCGTGGCCACGAACCTCTACACCCCTGGCACCGGCTTCAACATCACAGTGCCCACGCCCACCAGCGAGCAGCAGTGGATGGTCATTCAGCCTGTTGGCACTTTGGCCGCTGGCACAATCACGCTGCCCCTGAACACTGGCGTGCCAGACGGCACTCAGGTGCTGGTCACCACCACCCAGATCATCACCAGCTTCACGCTGGCGGTGAACGGCGCAGCAGCAGCATTCGGCGCACCCACCACCCTGGCCGCCAACGCATTCTTCACCATGCGCTTCTACCAGGCCGCCAACAGCTGGTATCGCGTCGCCTAAGCCAACAAGGTCAAATGGTAAGCCATGCAAATCCCAATTCTCAACGGCATCTATGCCGACGCCACCCCAGAACTGCGCACGGCCTACCCTGTCAACATGGTGCCAGTTCCAAAGCAGTCAGGCATCAGCAACGGCTTCCTGCGCCCTGGTGATGGCATCGTTGCCAACGGCACAGGCCCAGGCACAGACCGCGGTGGAATCAACTGGAATGGCATCTGCTACCGAGTCATGGGCACCAAGCTGGTGTCCGTGGCCAGCAACGGCGCTGTTACCGTTCTTGGCGACGTCGGTGGGCCAGTCAACACAGAAGTGACGTTCGACTATAGCTTTGATCGCTTAGCCATTGCATCCGGTGGCCGCTTGTACTATTGGAACAGCGCACTCACGCAAGTGACAGATCCAGACCTCGGCCTGGTTCTGGATGTTGTCTGGGTCGATGGCTACTTCATGACCACCGACGGCGAATTCCTCATCGTCACCGAGCTGACAGACCCGCTTGTCGTCAACCCCCTGAAATATGGCAGCTCTGAGGTTGATCCAGATCCAGTCGTTGCCCTTCTTAAGCTCCGCAACGAGGTCTACGCCCTCAACCGCAACACCATCGAGGTGTTCGACAACGTAGGCGGCGAGCTGTTCCCGTTCGCACGCATCGACGGCGCGCAGATCCAAAAAGGCGTGATCGGAACTCATGCTTGTTGCGTCTACATGGAGCGGATTGCATTCTTAGGTGGTGGCAGAAATGAGGCACCGAGCATCTACATTGGTGCGGCTGCAACGGCTCAGAAGATCAGCACGCAAGAAATCGACGAGCTGCTTTTGACCTACACAGAGGCGCAACTGGCCACCGTCAAGTTGGAAGCACGCAACGACAAGTCACATCAGCACCTCTATGTGCATCTGCCAGACCGCACAGTGGTCTACGACGCAGCCGCATCCGAGGCGCTTGGCGATCAGGTTTGGTTTACGCTAACCACTACGGTGGTCGGCTTTGCGCAGTATCGCGCACGTAATTTGATCTGGTGCTATGACAAGTGGCTGGTAGGAGATCCACAGAGCAGCGCCATCGGATACTTGGTGCAATCTACCGGGCACCACTGGGGCCAGCAAGTGAGATGGGAATTCGGCACTCTCATTGCCTACAACGAAGGCAACGGAGCGATCTTCAACCGCCTGGAGCTGGTCAGCTTGACCGGGAGCGTGGCACTGGGCACCAACCCCCAGATCAGCACCAGCTACAGCACAGACGGCCTCGCATGGAGTCAGGATCGCAGCATCAGCGTGGGCACGATTGGCAACACAGCCAAGCGCCTCGCATGGTTTCAGCAGGGCCACATGCGCAACTGGCGCATCCAGCGCTTCCGTGGCGACAGCGACGCGCACGTTTCCTTCATGCGCCTTGAGGCACAAATCGAGGCATTGGCATACTGATGGCAACCGCACCAGTCTCCCGCAGGCTCAACCTAACCCGCGACCAGCTCGCGGCGTTCCTGACAGACCAGCAGCAGATCCGCCAGTTTGAACTGCTATTCGCTACCGTTGACCAGCTGCAAGTCATCACGGGCACTGACTTTGAGTACCAGGCAGACACGGCGGCAGCGAATGCAAACAACGCACTAGCGCAGATCAGCGCACTGGCGCAAGAGGCAGCAGTCAGCGCAGCAGTCATTGATGGCAAGACAACCCTGGCGCTTGATCAGATTGCCGATCTGACACAGCAAACGTCTGTCAGCATTGCGTCAGCAGAAAACAAAGTCAATCAGGCAATGGCTCTACTGGCTCAACTGACAGCAACGGTTGAAGGGTTGCAAATGACACCAGCCCCCCGCGAATTTAAGCGCAGCAGGTACGGCTCGTTCTACGACACCACAACCCAAACCGCGACAGTCATCAACACAGCCAAGGCCATCACGTATAACACGATTGATTTGAGCAATGGCGTCTATCTTGGATCGCCTACATCCCGTGTTTACGTAGACACAGAAGGCGTCTATAACTTTGACACATCATTTCAGCTTGATAAGACGGCTGGTGGAATAGGAATCTTTGACTTTTGGTTTCGTCTTAACGGCATAGATGTGCCAGATAGTTGCAGCCGAATTAGGGTTCAGGGTAACAACGCTGAGATTTTTTCATCGTTAAATTATTTCTTTGACCTCAAAGCAAATGACTATGTTGAACTAATGTTTTCTGTTGATGATCTCTCCATTGAAATTACTGCTTTTGCTGCGGCTGCACCGCATCCAGGCATTCCATCCATCATTCTTACAGTGTCAAACAATATCGGAGGTATCCAATGACCGTATCAATCAAGGTGCTGATCCCAGCAAAGCAGGCCGAAAACAGCCAAACCACGCAGTACACAGCCACCAACTGCAAGGCCATCATCGACAAATTCACCGTCACCAACACCAGCGCAGGCAATGTCACGATCAGCGTCAACCTGGTGACCAGTGGCGGCAGCGCGGCCACATCAAACCTGATCGTGGATGCTAGAAGCATTGCACCGGATGAAACTTACACCTTCCCAGAGTTGGTCGGCCAAGCCCTCGAACCAAGTGGCTACATCAGCACCATCGCAAGCGCAGCCACATCACTGACCATCCGCGCCTCGGGCCGCGAGATTACCTAAAGGAGAAACAGCATGGACAAATTCATGATGATGCCCAAGGGCTTCATGGGTTTGCCGATGGAGGAAGAATTCATCAGCACAGCCGAAAACAAAAAGAACACCCAAGTCGTAATCGACGACTGGATGCTCGGCCCAGAAAACCCCAGCAACGAACCCACAGCCAACAAGGTCTACTGGGTCGCGCTTGGCCAGGCCATGCAAGTGGACGAGAAAGAAGCCCGTCGTCGTCGCTGCTCGAACTGTGAGTACTACGACAACAGCACCATGACACAGGCCAAGATGGAGCGCATCCCGCGCAACGCCTGGGACACCAATGCAGGCTTCCGAGGCTACTGCACCAAATTCGACTTCATATGCCACGACCTGCGTGCTTGCCAAGCCTGGGAAGAGCGCGAATTCGAGACGGATTGAACAGACTATGCAAATGTGGGACAATCGCCGCACTGAGCTGACCGAGCTGCCAGTGGCTCACCCTTCACAGGAGTGCATATGACTGGTATTGATTGGCTCAGAGAAAACCTGCAAAAGGTTTTTCTTTTGCCTGCGCCAGTCGTGGAGTGGCTGGTGATGGTCTATGACGCCATCCAGGTCTTTGACGATGTGGCAGACGGCGACCCAGTTGAGCGCAAAGACCTCAACGCAGCCATCTGGAACACACTGGTGGGAATCCACCAGAATCCGTTCTTCATCGCCAACAGCCACCACCTCGTGCCCCTCTTGGCCACAGCCATCATGAAGTGGCAAGCATCCGACACAGCAGAACGCGCAGGCCAAGCCGACGCCAGATCATTCGTCTGGCGTGCAGGCTTTTACGACCTGATCTTGATGGCCGTCTCAATCACACATGGCCCAGGATTCGCCACCAAAAACGCGCATCTGGTCATGGACTTGTACGGCGAGAAATTTGAAGACTACATGAAGGAGTTCGGCAATGCCTGATCCAATAACGGCCCTAGTCGTGGGCGGAACACAAGTCGTTGGCGGCATAATGCAAGCCGACGCAGCAGAAGATGCAGCCAACATCCAAGCTGGCGCAGCAGGCCAAGGCATCGCAGAGCAGCGTCGCCAATTCGACGCCCTGCAAGCCCTGCTCAAGCCCTACACAGAAGCAGGCGTTCCAGCACTGGAGCAACAGCAAGCCTTCTTGGGTCTACGTGGCCCAGAGGCAGAGCAGGCAGCCATTGATCGCATCCAAAGCGGCGCTGGCTTTCAGGAATCCGTGCGCCAAGGCGAAGAGGCTTTGCTGCAACGTGCATCTGCTACTGGAGGATTGCGCGGCGGCAACATCCAGGGCGCACTTGCCCAGTTTCGCCCTGCACTTCTCAATCAAGCCCTTGAGCAGCAATACAGCCGACTCGGTGGTATGACTACACTCGGCCAGCAATCAGCTGCCGGTGTTGGCGCTGCTGGAATGGAAACAGGCACGAACGTGGCCAACCTTCTGTCCCAACAAGGTGCAGCCCTCGCAGGCGGAGAACTTAACCAGGCCAAGGCCTACGGCCAGGTCTTGAACATGCCAGCGCAGTTCCTAGGCATGCAATACGGCGCAGGCGGTAAGGCTGGCATGGGCTTTGGAAATATGTTCAGCGACCGTCGCCTTAAGAAAAACATCAAGCAGATTGGCACGCGATCCGATGGCTTGAACGTCTACGAATTCGATTACATCTGGGGTGGTGGCCGTCAAGTAGGCTTGATGGCTCAGGAAGTCAAGGCCATCTACCCAGGCGCTGTTTCAGAATCTGGCGGCTACCTCATGGTCGACTACAGCAAGGTCTAAAAACATGGCACAGATCAATCCATTCCAAGGCCCAATAAACTACGCAGTCGATGTGCAAAGCCCATTCGAGGCGGCACTCAGTGGCTTCAAAGTTGGCCAGGCCGGTGCCGAGATGCAAGCGCAGGCCCAAGCACGCGAGCAAAAACAGCAGTTCCAAACAGGCTTGAGCGATTTTTTCAAGAACCCAGAACGCAAATATGAAGATCTAGAAAAGCTCTTACCCTTTGCAGACAAGCAACAATTTGAGGCATTGACCAAGGTAGGCGAAGGCATGGAGAAACGCAAGCTGGACACAGAAAAGCGATTCTCTGCCCAGACCCTTCTGGCCCTTGAATCGAATGTGCCAGTCGCCAAGACAATGCTCCAGGAACGCGCCGAAGCTGAGAAAGACCCGAACCAAAAACGTGCGTTTGAGGCCATCCTGAAGACCATTGATGTTGATCCAACAAAAGCTGCACAAATGCTTGAGTTGACCAGCGCAGCCACTTTTGGGAAAGACTGGTATCAAGGCATCACAGACGCCAGGAAAGAGCGCAGGGCAGAAGCACAAGCCCCAGCAGAGCTGCGCACAAAACTTGCAGCAGCAGACAAAGCCGAATCTGATGCAAAAACAGCACTGGCCACAGCCACCAACGCACCAGAAACAGCAGCCGCAGAAGCAGCTCTGAAAAAGGCGCAGGCCGACAAAGCCAAGATCGAAGCACAGTTTGCAGGCCCACTGGCACAAGCCAGCCTCAACCTGAATGCAGCCCAGATCAAGAACATCAACAGCGAGATCAGCAACCGCGCTGCAAAGCTAAATCTGGACAAACAGACCATGCAGGCCACAGTCGCTGAAAAGCTGTCGAGCATCCAAAAGAATATGACAGAGCTGCCAGCCGACACTCGCAAGCTGGTCAACGATTCCGCAGTCACAGCAGCAGCTGCCAAGCAATCCGCAGACCAGTACAACGATCTGGCCAAGCGCCTCGATGCAGCTGGCGGCGGTTTCGGTGCAGCCACCAGCTTTGCGGACTACCTGCGCAAGACCACCGGCGCACAAAGCCCATTGACCGAACTGCGCCAGGAATACACACGCATCCGCAACTCGGCAGCCATCAAGTCACT